CATCAGTCTCGGCGACCTTGGCCAGGTGCTTGCTCAGGCCCTTCTCCGGGTTCGGGCCGATCATAGAGAGCGTCTCCTCGATGGTGGCCTTTTCCAGCTTGGCGTCAAAGACGCGGCCTGATCCGAGAGCGCCCCAGTTGTGTCCGGTCAACACGGACTTGCCGACAATCGAGCGTGCGAACGATTTGAGCACGTCCTTGGAGAAGCGCTCACCATCGCGGTCGATGAAGTTATGGGCAAGCTGGGACTCGAATACCCTGACCTGCTCAGGCTCGAACTTGTCCGGGTTGACCATCAGCCCCTTGATCTTCTCCCATTCGGTGTCGGCCATGCCGGCGGCCTTGGTGGTGCCGGTGTGTAGCTGCTTGTACTTGGTTTCCATGGTCTCCTCAAAACAAAAAAGCCCTGCCCGGATAGTGTTATCCGAACAGGGCTTCAAAGCCTCAATATGTATATATCAGCCGACGGCCTTCAACCGCTCGCCGTTGACAAACTGTTTATCTGCGATTACGACGAAACGTAGCTCGTTCAGGTGGTTGCAGTGCGGGCACTTCACCGTCAGGGTCCCGGTCAATTTCAGGCAATCCATCAACCGGCGCTTGCACTTCTGGCAACGGATCTGGCTCTGCATCCTTGACCTCTTTGACTACGTTCAGGCCGACGGCGAAGCGCTGCACCTGCTTGCCGATACTCTCGGCGCAGCCGTGCTTGTCGCCCTTGCAATAGCATGTACCACATTTAGCACAAAACGGCATACTGCCTCCTACTGATAGATTATTGCAAATTTAATGCCACAACAGCCCTATGCCCTGGTAAATATCTATGCGTGTTTTGCACCCGGGCAGGCTGTCGAAGAATGCGCCCACGCTGGCACGTTCCCACAAAATATCATGGAAGCCGACCGCCACACGGGCAAGCGGCGCGTATAACTCATAGTCACGAGCCACGCCTGAGGCCGAGTGGTCGGCGTCGATGAATACCAGATCAAACATGCCGCCTGCCATCTGCTTGAGCCGCACGACAGTGGACGCCTCCTGACTGTTGGCCACCAGCAGCCGGTCGCGCCTGCCGGCGTAGTCATGCTTGGGGCGCTGGTCGATGGTCCAGACCTCGGCATCCCATAGATCGGTAAACAATAGCGAGGTTCCTCCGGACCAGCCGCCGATCTCCAGCACCGTCGCTGGCTTGATCTGATTATACAGCCATTCAAGCTCGTCCGGGGTTTGCAGGGTTTCCACCATCTGCAGCACATGCCGGATGATGGCGCGCTCCCGGCTATCCGGCCCGCTCTCAGACCACTCGGCAAACTGCTTTTCCTGGATCTGCCTGCAGGTGCGGCCGGGGATGTCCTGTCCACAGACGCAAAAGAACTGGCCGACCGGATGGCAGACCTTTGCACCACATTTAGGGCAATTCGTGTATGGCACGTTGAAAGCTCACAATCTCGGAATCGGTCAACTGCTGTGCGTAAAATACCGGCTTGGTGAAATCAATCGGCCGCTTGCGCCCATACCCGAACGGCCAGACAGTACAATTCAAACCGAACAGGTCCATCCATAGCTGCTCGGGCTTCTGGCTGTTGCCGTCCAGCAGGGCAAAACCGGAGTCCATCAGCCGGTAAATAAACGTCGGCAGGAAGTTGTGCCGCACCCAGACCAGGCTGCACTCAGCCCAGCCGGGATACATAGACCACTCTCCATAGCCAAAGCAGATCGGCTTGTCCTGCGCGAACTCCAGCACGGCAGGGATATTCTTGACCATGCAGTCCTGTTCGATGTAGAGCATGTCCATGCCGTTCTCGTAGGCATAGGCCGCGCCCATGGTGATGGAGCTGGCCCAGTCATGCCGATAGGAAAGCTCGACAGCCGGGCGGGCGGCGTAGATGAACTCGGCATTCTCCACGCCGTAAAGCTCTTTGGCTGATATGTCGCAGTTGGACATGTAGTAGACCAGCCGGTCAGGCTTGACCTGCTTGAGCACGCCGGGCGTCCAGAACTGCGCCATCCACAGCTCATCGTTTTGCAGCCTGGAGCGGGAGGCGTTATTGTGGCCGCTCTTGTGAGCGCACCATCCGGTAGATATACAAAGACTCATGCGAACGCCTCCTGTACCATAATGCTGACGCTCTGCTGATTGGACTCGCCGGCCATAAGATAGCGTATATTCCACGGCGGCGCCTTGGGCGTCCATCTAATGTCACGATAGCCCCAGGCGGCAACCTTGGCGCCGGCAGCGGCGGCCAGGTGCGCCACGCCGGAGTCCTTGCCGATAAATCCGCGCGAGTGCTGGCAGATCCATGCGATCTCTTCCACCTTGAGCTTGTTGCGCAGGTCGATAAATCCCGGCGGCAGGTCCTCAAGCTCAGTCGGCTGATCATTGCCGACCAGCACCACCGCGTCAAACTTGCCGGCCAGTATCCAGCGCTCCAGCAGCATGGTGAGCTTGAATACGATCATCGGCTCGGCGTTTTTAAACGGCGCCTTGCGCACGTTGCGAATATGAAAGACCATAAAGCGCTCGGGCAGTCCTAAAACCGGTTGCGGCTCAAACCACAGCGCAGGGTAGATGCCGGCTCTGGCGTACTCGGACGCCTCGTTCTCAAGATAGTAGCGCTGGATGCCATGATCGGGCGGCGGTATGAAGTTGGTCACGTTCGACCACCAGAACTTTACCGGATTATAACGGGCCATCTCCTGCTCCGGGTCGCACATATTCAAGAACACAACCTCCTCGTCCGGGTTGTCCTTGAGATACTCTTTGAATACCGGCTGGGCCACGACAATATCACCCAGCGCCGAGGACATCGGGCTGAACAGCGTTACCCCGCCGGGAATGTTGCGCTTGTAGCGCCGCTTGGCAATGACCGAGTAACAGATATTGCACTCCCAGCCGTGATCATCAAAATACGGCCGATCGGTCTCAGCATAGCTCACCGCCTGATGGCAGATGGCGCACTCAAATCTTGGCATAGCGTCCTGCTCTTTCTTGTTACGGGATACCCCGTATGATCTGACGTAGGTTGTCAATCTCTTCCCTCGTGTAGCCATTGCCCGGACCATACGGCTCGGGCCTTGTCCATGCCGGATTGTATCGCGGCGCCGTGTAAAGCGGGATGCGGATGCATAAGCAGTGCGGATGCGTGGAGGCGGCAGGCTCCGGCCCTTCGCCCACTTTCCAGACCTCGCCGTCGAACGCCGCACAAATGGCACAGGCGGTGGGCGCAGCCGACCACTTTTCATAGAGCGCACCGTTTGCGCGGGCCATCTGGTTAAACGCCTCATTGGCGGCAAGGGTGGACTCGGTGCGGGCGATGCGGTTCCAGTACCAGGCCAGCCCCTCACCGATCTCACGGTGCAGCCGGCGGGCGGCCTTTATCGGCCAGTCGCCGGCCTTGGCCATCTCGCGCAGGATCTTCTTGACGCGGGCCAGCCTGGAGAGCGCCAGCTCGGTGGTGATGCGGTCTCCTGCGGCCTTGCGCATGGCGCGGAAGTAGCGCGCGTCCGGGTCCGGCATAATGGCGGTGACCAGCGCAGGGTCAATCCCCTCGGGCAGGTTGTTGATAATCAGCCGCTTGATGTACTTGGCAGCGATGGCAAAGGCTTCCATCAGGTAGATGATATAGACGGCCAATTCTTCGCCCGCGCCCTTGGTCTCCCAATCGCTGCCCATAATCCGCTTGATAAAGCCATCCAGGATACGGTCAAGCTCCCGCTCCTGGTGCACGCCAAAAACAAACTGGCCGCCCGGCTGCTCCGTATTGGTAGCGTCAGCCTCACGAACCTCATCGATGCCCGGCAACTTCAAGGCGGCCAGCATGTCGGATTCCATCTCGGTCACTTCCTGCATCAGCGCGCGCCAGAAGCGCACCTGCAGTTCGCGCATTTCAGCCCAGCGGTGCTTGTGCGCGGCCAACTCCTGCTCGGCAAGCGACGGCTGCTTGTACCCACAGCAGGCGGCGACATCATGGCCCTCGCCATCCGGGACGATAAGCCCCAAGCGGTATGCGGCTTCTTTATTCACCGGCTACCCTCAATAACGCTATCTTGTCGCGCATCAAAGACCTGCGTTCGGCTTCCTGCCGTACCTGCTCGACCCGCGCCTCCCGGCTGATGGTCTGGCCATCCTCAATCCACCCGGCGCGCTCGGCCAGCCCCACCAGCGCCTCGGATACATCAAATCCGGCATTGAGTAGCTGCATCATCGCGGCCACCTCGGTGTTGATCGCCGTGGCGTGCTGCGCCTCGGCCTGCGCCTGCTGCACCTCGTCCATCAGGTTTACGTCATTCCACTCAATCTCAAACTGCGCCCCTGCATAGCCCTGCAGAATCAGACCGGTGCCGACCACCCGCTCGATGATGGGGTCGAGCAGCTCGCGCTCTGATTGGATCTCGGCCACCAGCATGTCAGATTGTTCCTTGCTCATGCGCTCAGTGGTAGACCATGACAGCCCGAACATATAGGGCGGCAGGCCGGTGCGTGCGACAATCTGTTCGAGGACAGACTTTAGTGGCACGCTGATATCCGGCATCTTATAGTTGCCGCCTAATATACTCACCTCGAATTTGCCGTCATGCGCCACCCCGAACGCCAGATCGGTCACCTTGCCAAGCTTGCGGGACTTCATCGCCTCGGTCAACTCTGTGACGTAGGTATTGACATTGGCCTTGACCGTCTCGGCTGTGTCGCGCTCGCCGGCAGTGTAGACGCCAAGGAACGTCGGGTCGCCGATGCGCCAGATGGCGTTGTCCATCGCCTTGTTGATGCGGGCCACAATCTCGGCCATAAAGGGGAGAGAGGAGAACATCGAAACGCCCTGCGGGTGTCCGTCGCGGAGGTCAAAAGCGAGGTAGTGGATGAGGTCCTGGTTCTCAAGTTTTATCGGCAGCAGTTGTCCGTCCAGCACTTGCACGATATCCAGCCGGCCGGTCTGCTCGTTGGGCGCAAAGCGGAACTCGTTGGCCCGCGCCACCTTGAGCCGGTCAACCGAGCGCATGAATACATCCGGCACCAGCTCGCCGACGCTGAATCCCTTGGCCAGCGTGGAGTCAATCATCTGCCGCAGCCATGTCGAGAGGCCGCGCCCGAACCAGCCCACCCGGACGTTCTCCACATACCAGTCGAGGAACTCCTGCGTGCGCTTGTCCTCGGCCACCAGCTTGAAATCACCGATCAGCCCGGCGCGCTTGATCACCGCCACATCCAGAATCGGCAGCGCAGAGCGCATGGTGTCAAATAGGTCAAGGTTACCCTTAAGATCGATATAGCCGGTGAGCGCAGACTTGAGCGGGTCGGCCCATGAGTCGCGCGTCTGCGATGCGGCGGCTTGCGTGATTTGTTCCGGCGCTTTCGGTTCGCTCCGGCTTAACTGATAATTGAACGGTAATTTCATTATAATCCCTCACGAGTGGCGGTTGCGGAAATAGCCGCAAATGACATACCAGGCCAGTACGTCAATGCGATAGCGTCAGATTTATCGGGTGAACGCCCAAGCCTTTCTTTTATATCCTCTTTCGGTTCCATTTTTACTTTACCGGTGCTCTGCACAACCCATTTTATTTCGGTCAATTCTTCAATTAACTCATCGTCTGGCGGTAAACACAGTGTCCCGCCTAAACTCGGATCAAGCGCGTCACGCAGCGCCCAATAGCAATAAGCGCGCATGTTCAGAAAGTCCCGCTCGCCGGTCGCATCGTGTAAACCCTCAGCGCTTTCGCTGAACTTTGCCGATACGGAACTGCACCCTTGTTCCTCTAGCCGCGAATGAACGCCCGCGCCCTCGCCGATTGTGTCAACGTAGGCCGTCCCGAGGTGCGCGGCCAATCGATTCTTGATCATCCCGGCGCTAACCATGTGATCGCTCTTGCTATGCACAGTAAGAGGCATGACATAGTTTTCATAGCGCTCTGCAAATACGGTTCGGTCGCGTCCCATTCCGGCAATGTCGCATCCCATGCTTGGCGGGACATCAGGCTTTTGTGATTCTTGCCAGCGCTCATTTGACGCTTCTATCCATGAGAGCGGTATGAGTTGATCTTCGCCCTCACGCGGGAACTCGCCCATAACCTTGACAAGAAATAAATCGCTTGGCCTGTACCATTGGCCGTTAAACTTGAAATCATGCTGGCCTACAACGTCAACGTCGGCCTCGCTGATCGTGCTCGTCCATCCCGGCTT